CTCTTTAACTTTTCTTGTCTTAACGATTTTTTCAAGTTCTTGTTTTGGTAAAGAACTGTCGTTGTCGATTGACATTACTAACTCATCCATATTTATTTGCCCCGCTTGGAACATTTCTACAAGTGTCATATCGCTTGTAATTTTGTCGTAAGCCGATTTTGGCGTAACTTCAATGTTTACATCTGCCTCGATTGCTTTTAAAATCTCGTTTGTTATTTTTTCAGTTCTTGCGGTTTGCTCAACGCCGTTATCTTCTTCAATAACAACTTCAAGTCCATTAAGCGCAAATGCTTTCCAGATTGCTAACCAAGTTTTACCAACATTTTCAAGAAATGCCTTGAAGCGTTCTTTTTGTTCGTTAAGTGGCGCTCTCGCTGCTCTTTGTGCAGATAAGATTGCACGCCCACTTGCTTTCTCCGGGTCAATATTTCCTGTTGCTGCGTCCCCTGAACTTTCAAGTTCTTGCGTTTTCGACATTAAGAACTCTTGAAATTCTTTTGCGTCAGGACTTAATGAAGATGGTGCTAGATAGTCAATAAGATTTCTAACTCCTAATAATGCGCTATCATCAACTTCAATTGCTTTACCAATATCTGCTAATGCACCAGGGTTTGATATAGACTTGCTAGAATAAACAAGTCGTGGGTAAGCACTTAATCTTATCGCTAACATTATTCTCATAGCAGTTCGGTTGATTTCTAATTGGTTGTTTATTTGTGGTTTAACAACTCCCGTACCTCTCGCACTATTAATAACGTCTTCCCACACGAATTTATCAAACGGGTATTTAGTAAGTTTGGTCTTTTCATTCTCTGCAAAATTAAAATCTTTTGTCGCCTTTGTAAATATAACTTCGCCATTGTCATTTTTAGTCCACTCGGTCAATATAGTTACTTTGTCATTTACTTCGTGTTGACCATACTCGTTGTCTTTATCGTCTAGTCCAACTTCATCTGGTTCAACATACATTGCCAACTCTTCATTATATTTTGCAACTTCTTTACGCCCATCTTCTAATGAAAATCTTTGTATAGAAATTATATAAGGTTGCTCTTCGGTGCAATCATTATTTTCATCGCCCCAAATTATGTCGGTGTTGTTTATAATGCGTGTTTTAATGTGCTTTTTATCTTCGTCCCAGTAACTGTATAAAATACCTTCGCCCGTAACTGCCGAATGTTTACCAATTCTTCGCCCGTTTATAGTATCAAGTTGGTTTACTTCGTAAGTTTTTCGCGCCATTTCGTTTAATACTTTTAATGCTTTTTCATGAACTTCTTTCATTTGTGGGTCTTTGTCGTTATTGTTGAACGATTTGTAAACTATTCCCCACTTATTTTCATTGATAACTCCAACTTTATAGTTAACCATTGGTTTAAGAATGTTTAAGACAACAGGTTCTATGTCGCCACTATCTAAACCTTCCCATTGATCGCCATTATAGAATTGCCAATTTTCTTTGGTATCTTCATAAAGTCCGCGTTCTCTATTGAACTCCACGCCTTTTGTGTATTTTTGCCAAAGTGTTGTTTCTAATTTTTTGTCCTTCATTATTTATTCACTCTTTTCTGTCCGCGTGAACTTCCTTTATAATTGTCAATATTGCTCATAATAGTTTGCAACTTTTCAACTTCTAAATTGATTTCTTTTTCGCTTTTAATTTCTTGTATCGGTTCTATAATTTCCTTTTTGTAAATCTTTATCGGGTTTACTTCTATCTTTTCGCCCTTGCGCTCTTTAACACCGACATAATAACCTAAAAAGGCTACTAATAAAACAAAAACGCTATCTAATATGTCCATATTTCGCCTCCTTAAATTACCGTGCTTCGTGGTTGGTTAAATCCGCCACCGTAGAAACTATCTCTAATTTCGTTTAAACTTTTATTTTCTATACTTTTCATATCTTTTATATCTAGTTGCTCGCGTATATATTCGGCAATTGCGAGTGCTATTATTAAGTCATCGTGATAACCTTGTTGTGCCTCGGGTTTACCCTTTTCGTTTCGGACAAAGACTAACATTTCGTTGATAGTTTCTTCGTCGTTTATTATATCGGGATTTTCCCTTACTAATTTAACTAAATTACTTATTATAATTGGTCTTGTAAGCATTGTTGTTTTAAATCCATACTTTCGTGTAGGTCGGTGCGATATACTGTCCTCTTGCATTCTGTAATACATATTTGGGTATCTTAAACGCTCCAACTCTTTTATAGGAAATGTACTGAAATTAACTTCTATACCGGCAAGCGCCCAACCATACATACGCCCCAAACAAAACATTTGCTCGGCATATCTATCTTCGTCAAATTGTTGTTTAAGCACCGCACATTGTGTGCCGAAATGGTCTACTATCTGTCCAGTAAAGAAGTCTGAACCATCGCCAGAGGTGTCACCACCCATTGCGTAAGATATGTTGGTGTCCGGTTCTTTATAGATTTTGATTGCCCCGTCTGTTTTATTTACCCAGCGGACATTACCTATTCGGTCGCCAACTCGCACATACTCGAACTCGCCAACTCTTAATGGTTTTGGTAAAGATAGTTTGCGTTTCGCAAGTATCTCATTATCGAACACGTGGTCTCCGGTTGATAAGAATGCTTCTTCTGGCGTTATTGGGTACTCTTGTTTAAATAATTTCTCGTCGCCACCGCAATTATTTTTAATCGCCCATCTGCGCCAAGTAAGTTGCTCGTTTGTAAGATTGAACGTTTCTTTTAAGTCGCGCTCCTCTTTTGTAAGTTCAAATCCGTTGTAAGGCATTTGGTACTCTTTTAACTCATTCCATCCCACGAATAATGGTTCGTAATCGCTCTCGCCATTTACTGCCATATACCATAGTTTTCGGAAGTCGTCATAACCGTTTGCCGTACTCTCTATAACAACCATTGAATTTGGCGAATGAGGTACTGCTTGCATAAGTCCGTTAAGTGTGATTTGCTTGTCGCCTTGCCAAAAGGCATACTCGGAAATGTGTAAGTAGTTTATTGTGCTAGAACGCCCAACTCCTTGCGAACCGGCGGTCATACACTTTATTTTGCTTTTAAGTCCTTCGCCGAATTTAGTGTCAAATATAAGTTCTTTCGCATTTGACGCTTTTATTTGCGGTTGTAGTGGTACTGGTAAGCACTCATACATAAGTTTACTCATATTGAATAGGTTGGTTGTCGCATCCTCTATATGTGTTATAATACCGCTATTTACGTTTTTTTTAGTCGCCGTATTTTTAAATATCAGCGCCTCGGTAAGTGTTGAAAAGCCCATTTGTCTTGCTTTAAGTATTATAAGTCTTATCGGTTTTCCTTGCTCGTGCTGACGCTTCACAATGTCATACATTCGTTGTTGTGGTTCATTAAGTATAAAAGGGACTATCTCGCCGTTCTTATTTCTTATTTTTATAAACTGCTCGATATAATCTTTTGTGTTAATATTCATTTTTGCTGTCAACTTTCTTTAAAACATCTTCAATAGTTACCGAAGTGTTTGAAGTCGGATTGCCCGAAGCAAGTGCTTGTTTATCATAAAGTATTCCAATAACTGTACTTAATTGATTTGCTGGAATTGGCGTGTCGTTGTCCTCAATTTGTTTTTCAAGCCTATTCATTGCTTTTTCTATAATTCGTGTCGCATTATTTACAAATTGTTTTTTTCTTACTTCGCGAAGTTCTATAAACTCCGGCTTGTCGCAATTCCTTTTATATATATCGTGTACTGTCATAACCGGTATATTTAAAATTCTTGATGTTTCGTTGAAATTTCCGGTATCAAAATAAGACATCATTATTTCATAAACTTTGCTTTCGTAGGTTTTCTTTCCTGCTGCCATATTTTTACCCCCTTTTTAATTAGTTTACAAATTCAATATTTTTTTCGTTTGCGTCTGGAATATTTCCGTTTGGTATTACTGAATTAAGCGGTGCAAGTTTAATAATTCCTTGGTTCGGAACTTTTGGCGCTTTTGTTTGGTCAGTTATTACCTTAAACGAATGTTTTTGTAAAAGTTCAATTGAATAAACCTTTCCGTCGTTTGATTTTATTTCTTCATTACTTATTACTTCAAATGGGTTCTTTTCAAACGGTAGAGCATTAACCACAACGTGGTCGCTAACGCGAACCATAACTCCACTTATTTCCATATTTTTAAATATCTTTGGTTCTGCTTTTTCGATCGTTTCTTCTACTAAAATATCTTCTTTGATTGTTTCTTCGTAAGTTGGTGTTGGTGTTTCTACAAACTCCACTTCTTTAATTTCTTTTACTTCTGGTTTAATTGTTTCTTTTTTTACTGTTGTCATTTTTTTCCTTCTTTCTTTTATTTTTTCATTTCTGTATATGCGTGTCCCACTATCAAGATTATTACTAGAACCAAAATTCTAAATAACAATTCCATTTTTCGTTTTCTCCTTTTTGAGGTTTGTGTATTTTTTACCCTCTACTAATAATATACCCGGTTTGTCGGGAAATGTTAACTAAAATGCGAAACTTTCGGCAAAAAACGCACAAGTTTTTAGTGTTTTGTGCACTTTTGTTAAAATAAGGTGGTTGCGTTCGTTCATTTAGTTCACTACTTTAAAATATCTATTTATAATTGGTGTGATTATATTATGTGAATTAGAAACAATGTCTGCAACTTCTTCTTCATCGTAATTACTTTCCGAATGTTTTATAAAACTAGCAATATAACAATGTGTAAGTTCGTGTATCAATGTCTTACGTTTTCTTTCCTGGTGTAAATCCTTATCAATAAATATTTCTTGTGTGTCGTGCCAACAAACACCAAAGTATCTTCCTTTGCCTTGAAAATCTTCTCCGTGGCATTGTGAGTTTTCTCTTATCTCTTTTTGTGATAATTCTTTTATTGTCCAATTTTGCCCATTTATTTTAAATTTCATTCTTCTAAACTCCTTTTCATTTTGGCTAGTGCCTTGTTTTTTATATTTGTAATGTGCGTGGGCGATATGCCCCAATGCAGTGCTAGTTCCTCTCGCGATAGGTTATTATCCGTCAATTTGAATAAGTGGCTTATAACGTGCCTTTCACGGTCATCAAGTGCCTCTAATCCTATCTCAACAAGCAGTTGTTGCTCATTTAATTCTCTAACACGCTCTATTTTATCATTTTCAGCCTCATACAGAGGTTTTAAATCGTTTTTAGTATCAATACACCATTCGTACGAAATATCGTTTGTGAGGCGTTTATTTGCTGTTTCGTGGCGTAGTTGCTTCTGCACCTCGTTATTCATACAGCGGTACACATAGTTGCCAAACGTGGACTTGCTCGCGTCGTGTGTTTTTAGTGCCTTACAAAATCCGAGATAGCACAAATCAATGTAGTCCTCTCGGCGGTTGTATAAGTGGTGCTTCTTCAATATCGAGTACATCATCGGCTCGTATTGTTCTAATGTGTGTTCTAGTTCGTGTTCTGTTTCCATTTACTTTGCTCCTCGGTGGGCTAAATACCCTTATGTGTACATTATACCATAAATAAAATCAAAAGTCTTAAATTTTATCACAATAAAAACACCAACCATTATTTTAGTTAGTGCTTTTAAGTTAAAAGGGATCGAAAGGGAACTTGCAACGCAATTTATACATTGCTTGTAAAGCATTAACCTATTATTCACATTTAACTCAATAATCCATATTTTCAGATTATAGTGTATTGTTAAATGCACTACTTATTTATTAACTAGTATTAACATAAGTCATTTAATGCCCTACAAGCAAGATACAAAATCTTGCCCAATAAAAATTGTAGACTGAGAAGACACCTAACGTCCAAATTAAATGAATGCTCGCAGTTTCGTTCACTGCTTTGCAACATACAATCATAATCTAAACCATCACAACTATTATTTGAGTGGTTTCACTTTCTTCTACTTATATACCGCATACCTCGAGACCGAGCGGTAGTTGTCCAAAAACTTGATTTAATTATATGCCACAAAGCAAGAAACAAAATATCTTACTTAATTATACTCTTCTATTTCGTAATTATCTCCACAATAATTAAAGAGTGCTTCTTGTTCTATTAATGCTTTTTTAAGACTACTAAACAAACAAATAGTCAATCCATTTTCTTCTTCATTTAATCTTTGTCTATATCTTCTACTTTTAATTTTCTTATGTTTATACAACGCTAATTTTTCCCCATATTGATTTGTATATGTTAAGATATATTTTGTTTTTGTCATTTACTATAATTTCCTCCTTTCTTTTTAAATTATAACTAACGCGTCAACATTAGCCGTAAAACAAATAATATACTTATAATATTATGTGCAACAACATTATTATGTTTAGAGTTATTCACTCCTTTGCAAAATGTATTTCCCATTGATTGCATATACTTAAACCTCGCAACAAGGCATACATTTCACAAAGCAAGGAACAAATCCTCGCATTTCGAAAGGAGTTACGCGGGCTGTATCTAACCCACTGTAAACATTATACCACAATACAATCTATTTTGCAACAACCTTTTTGCTTTTTTTACGCAAATTGTTATTCATTGTGTTGTAATGTTTCAAAGCATCGCACTTTATATCATCATTCAAATACTTCCAAATCGCGTCCTGATACTCCGCGTCCATTTTAAGCGAATAAACGTAGCGTTTAAAGTCCCACGCCTCGTCTCTTGTCATTGCCGTGTACAACGCTTTAATTACCTCGTGATTTCTATAAAATGCCTCAAACTTTTTAAATTGCAGTTTTTTACTCTTGTCGTGCTTCATCTTGCTCAACTCCTCTATCTAGTAGTAAACTCGCCACCATTCTCCCCATTTGCAACTTTGTGCAGAACAGGAACTCGACATCGTGGTTGCGGGCAAAGGTTATCATTATCTTTTGTAGCGTTTCTGGTCGAACCTTTGTTCGGTATCTCTTTGTTCGCCAGTCCATCGGGCGCTTCCAGGTGTAGACTTCATCAATAAATTTAATCTTCGGGTCGGCAACAAGGAAGATGAAGCGGGTGCAGCCGAGTTCTAGCCCTCGCTCTATTTCTCTAATAACACGCTCGTGTTCGGACTTTCGTGTGAGGTTGGCGCACAACTCCATCAAATCCTTCTTTGTGTCGATTAGGACGGAATAGTCGCCCTCCACTTGATAGTCCCCAGCCTCAACCTTGCAACGTTTCCACGCAATGCCTTTACGGTCGAAGTGGTCTACAATATGCAAATCGCGTTGTTGCCTCGTATCGCAAAGTATCAGAGGTGTGTTGCCTGCGGCGCTATTTGTAAGGATTGTTTCTTCTGTTGTTTTCTTTGTTGCCATTTAGTCTTCGCCCTTTCTCTCTTTCACTTCTTCTATAAACTCGTTGATAGTAGCATATAACTCGCGCTTACCTTTATTTCTTTTTGCCTTACCGACATTTATGTCAAATGCCTTATAAAACTCGTCCACAATCTTTTTAGGTATGCGTACGGGCACAGTGTTGAAGTATGGATCTATTATCAGCAGGTTTAGTTCTGGTTCTTTTGATTTCGTCATATTTTTTCCAACTCCTCCTTAAACTCCTCAACGGTTATTCCTCGCATAATCAACTTGGTCGACAGCGAATAAATTCTTTCTATACGGGCTTTGGTTAAAATTTCTTCTTCGCATTGTTTTATAAGCGCTTGTTGGTACCGGTCGAATAAAGCCGGCGACGGTATTGCGTAATCTAGCATATCGATATACTTTTCGAAATTGGCGAATAGGCGGTACTTGTCGGCAATCGTGGCGTACATAAAGCACAGGTCGAGCGTTTTATAGGTGGCATAAAAGTTGGTTAGAAATATGAACATTGTTTTTTCTTTTTTAAAATGTTCGGGCTTGACTTTTATGTCGGCGAATAACTCGGGCTTTTGTAATAGGCACGATATGATTAGTTCTTCGAGTGTTGGTGTGTTCATAAGGTTGCTCCTTTCTAGATTATTTTTGTTTATTTATTTGATTTAATTTATTTAAAATTCTTGCTGTATTTGCTCCTGCTTCTGTAATTTCTCTGTTTTCTGTAAAAAAATTATTCGCATTCATTATTAAATCTTCTGCTTTGGAAACTGCTTTTAAATTATTTATATTCAAGTTTTGCCTGTTTCCATCAAGAAATATAATGTTGTATCCGTCAGGTATATTTCCAAAATTTTGCATATAAATATATCTTTGTTTAAGTTGCCATTTATTAGGTTCTGCTGTTTTAATTTCAATATAACCATCTTTTGTTATTCGTTCGCTTCCGACCATTCTATGATTTTTCGGAATGTTTCCTTTTTTAAATGTTGTTTTTAAAGATTTTTTTGCACTTTCTTTTGGCATATAATCTGCCCACGTTTTACCTTTATTAAAACTAATTTGTCCTTTTTTGAATTGTCCGCCTTTTATTCCATTTTTTAAATTGTATTTTCTTTTTAAATTATTTATTGCACTTTTGCTAATATTTAAATTAAACTCATTATTAAATTTTTCTAAAAGTTCATTAACAGATATTCCTTTAACATTGTCCTTTAAAAATTGTATATGAGTATCGTTATATTTTATCAAGTTATTTTTCATTTAACATCATAGGCATACTATTTTCAATACCGAACTCCTCTTTTATTTTTATTGCTTCTAAAACATTTTTAGCATTATTTATAATAGAACCACTTATTTGCGCTATTGCCTTTGTGCGTTGCATTTCTTTTTTAAAATTTTCTTCTTCATTTAAATATTCGTCGTCATTTAATCTTTCTAATTGTTCAAATAAAATATTGTTTAGGTCACTTAATTTATTATTCATTTTTATTCCTTCTTTCTTACTCTTTAATTATACCACAAACGACCTCAAAAGTAAATTAAAATCGTAATTGATATATTTTAGGTACTATTAGGTATATATAATAGGTACTATTAGGTGCTAAGTCTAACATTTTATATAAATAGTCTAACATTAGTCTAACAAAAGTCTAACATTTTTTTCTTTATTTTATATAGGTGTCTAACGAGTCTAACACGATTTGCTACATACACCCCCATATAGGAATTTTTTTTTATTTTTTTTGTAAAATATTGTGTGTGTATAGCACAAAAAATGTTAGAATGTTAGACTGTGTTATTTTATAAGGGCAAAACCGCCATAACCATGTTAGACTTTTTAAAAAATAATGTTAGACAAAGGTGCTATTAGGTGCTGTTCGGTGTTAATTCTGGTCAATCTTCAAATAAATATAATTTCCCTTTTCTTGGCGAATTTTCGTGTTGTGATAGTAGCGACCTTGCGAATTTAGTTCTAAAAAGTCCATTTCCGCCCACTCTTTTTTAACTGTGTCGAAGTGATAACCGCCTTTTTTCATCTCTCGCATTAAAATTTCGGCGTTAATTTTATAGTAATATTGGTCTTTCATTCCCCAGATTTCGCCATAACCGTTGTCATCAAATCGCTTCGAGTTGGCATTTAGGTGCGAAATTATGTATTCTTTCGCTCTCATACAAGTCAAAATTTCGTCCTTGTCGTTCACATATTCAATAATATCGGCGATTTCCAGGTCAAGTTCTGTGTCAAAAATACACTCGCCAATGAGTTTGTCGGCTAACATTAAAGTTGCAAGTGAACTCGCTTGCTTGTCAGTCGCTTTTGTTTCTTTGATAATTTTATTAAAAAAGTCGTTGAAATACTCGCGTACCTTGTCAAAACCGATTTTTTGTAGGTGTTTTATATACTCATCCCCAGCAAATCCGTAGTTGCTTTTGATAATGTTGGCTATTTTTACGCCGTCATCGTAGATTTTCTCGCGGATTTCTAGGTCAATAACACGGTTATAAACCTGCTCACCTGCATTGTCTTTAACCAACTTGTCGTTGCTCGTGAATAAAAAGTTATTGTACCAAGTTTTAACTTCTTTTGCTTGGCTATTCTTATTTAATCGCCCTTTTTCAGTTTGGTTGCATAAATCCATTACTAAACTTTCGGTGTCAAAATAGCGGTTATTCTTAATAATTTGCAACTCGTCAAAATAACAAGTAATATTTCGCATAAACGAAGCGACTGTTATATAGTAATTGATCGTGTTGTTGCTACTGAACCTCAACGATCCTGTGTCCGGATTTCCCCAAACCGACATCGCCACCATACAAGATAGAGTTTTCCCATTTCCCGATAGAGATGACCACGCATTCACTATAAATGGTTGTAGGTTCAATTTTTCAAGCAGTGGACTTGCCAAAGTCGTTGCCATAAGCATTCGGATTGACTTGTTCGTCCTTAATTCGCCGACTGTTTGTTTCCACGCTTCATAGTCGCCCTTTTTAGTAATGGCTTTAAAAATGTGTTTGAAATCGTCCTCGCCATCAAATATTGCTTCCTTATTAAAAGGAATAAAACTGTCGCCTTTCCACCCGATGTGCGAAACACTGTCTAGTTTTTTAATATTATTAAGGTTGATAATTTCGTTAAAATAATTAACATAGTATTTTACATTCTCGCTAGTAATATCAAGACCAAAATCGCTCAATTGGAGTAGTTTAGTACCAACAGCAAGTTGGCTTCGGTCAACGATTAACTCGTGCCACTTTTTTTCTTTATAATAGATAATTTTAACCTTTTCTTTGCCTGTGTCCTCATTTATAAATCGTTCCACCGGCAAAATAGGTATATAAGAAAATTTGTAGTTCGTGTGGTCTACAATACCACTCGGCGAACACTGATAACTCCCCATATTGTAGTTGCTAATCTTGTAATTGCTTTCGGGCAAGTCCACACTATTATCAAAAAAAGTTTTATTAGTCTTAACTTTCTTCTCCCATATTTTCAACATCGCCTTGAAATCTTTTTCGTGCCCAATATTTTTAGCAAGTTGTGTAAGCCTTATCTTTTCCTTTTCCCTCTCAATCTCGTCCGTTTTTGCGAACAACTGCGTGAATGTGCTATCGTTCAATAGTTCGTCTATGCTCATTTTTTCGTTCTCCTTTCTTGACTATCTTGAATTATACTCTTAAAAACCAATTTTGTCAAAGGTAAAGTTGGCAAAGTTGTAAAGTTTTTTGCCTTCCTTATATATAGGGCAACTTTTTTTTAATTGTGTGAATTATGTGAAAATAAAAAAACGCTTGTAATAGGTGCTATTAGGTGCTATACTTGTATTAGTTGAAAGGGAGTGATTAAAATGGAATATGTAGTTTATAGTGAAGAACAAGGTGAAATAAAAAGTTTTAAAACATTACAACAAGCAAAAACATTTATAAAGGAATTAAAAAAAATAGACAAAGAAGAAGGTATTTTTGATATATATTCAATACAAATTATTGATTGGTCAAAAAGTAAAAAAATAAAAAATGTAAACTAGCAAAAATTTATTTTGACATTATACCTAATAGGTGCTATAATTAAGACAGTCAAGAAAGAGTGGTAACCCCGCTAGGAGGAAATTATGAAAGATATTAAGATTTATTTACAAGAAAGAATTGAATTGTTAGAATTAAAACTAGACGACCAAACATTAAGTCAAATGAGTTATTATAGAACATTAGGACAACTACACGAATTAAAAGTGTTATTATCAAAAATAGAAAGTGAGGAAAACTAATATGAAAAAACTAACACTATCAGAAACCCTTGAACTTAACAAACAACAAAGACGTGCCGAGATCAATGAAAGAATTAAACTACAACGCAAACAAAGACAACAAGAAATATTACTAACAACATTTATTGGCGCATTCATTATAATAGCAACAGTAATGGTATTATTTAATTATGTAGACAGCAACAACGACGCAATGACAAAATGCCAAGCAAATGGCAAAACATACAACCAATGTTTAAAGTCATTAGTTAATTAAGGAAAGAAGGAATTAAAATGAAAAATGTAGAAAATTACGAAATAGATTTAAATAATAAAGAGTGTATTGTTAAAAAAAATGACTTCACAAGCACAGAATACGTAAATATATGTACAAAAGAAAGCACAATAATTGAATATACTAATTTTGAAAAATTAATGACATATTCAATAACAGGTGTTTTACTTGCTTGTTTATTATTTATATTATTTATGTTGATTACAGGAATTAAAGAATTTATACAATCTTTATTTTTGTAAATTGAAAAGGAGTGAGCAAAATGACAGTAGATTATAAAGTCCGCCTTATGGACATAACAACCGAAAAGCAATTTTATAAACATTTTAAAAACGAATATGAA